GAAAGTATGCGCCGTCGATTGCGCCCGGCTGTGGGTCGCCCATATCTGTCACCTGAATTTGACCGTCTCCGGCGGATAGTATCAGGTCAATGGGGAATTGGTCAATGATGCGCTGCGCTTGGTCGTCGGCTTCATCCTCGAACGTGCCCTCTTGCACAAAGACCGCCACAAACAGCCGAACGACCATCCGGCTTGATTTGGACAGGCCGAAACGCTCAGGAGGGGTTGTGGTAAAATACGCCAACCAATAAGGCGGATCCGGCGTGACGTATTGCAGCGACGGCGTATCATAAACACCCGGCGCGTTTTCACCCCATACAATCGGCGGGGCGGACGGCGTGGCGGCAAGGCGCGTGCGCAGGGCTGTTTTAATGTCTTTGTGGTTCATCTGACCCGCGCCTTTGCTTTCGCCGTGGACGCCCGAACGATAGCGGTCCATTGATCGACGGCGCCCTCGACAAAGTGCGCGCCGGGGCGGCCTCGGTTGCCATTGTTGACTGCCGCCGCATATTCTGCCGTCCAAGTAAATGTTGCCACGTCGCCGCCTTTCATTTGTGGAGCAACCAGAATGTGCGACGCCTCGCCCTCAGCGAACGCCCCGCCAGCGATTGACGATTGAAGGCTGCCCCTCAGAGTGTTTGTGATGACAGGCATTCGGCCACCCTTGTCCCGTGAAACTTGCGCCACGGCCACGACGGATTGCGTTGCGTCCTTCAGCACGGCGTCAATTCGGCGCTCGGTCTTTTTGGTCCACTGGTCCAGCGTGGCAAAAGTGTATCGGGCCATCAGGTCAACCTCGCGAAGAAGTCAATTCTTACGTCAGAATAGCATCGACAATTTACGGTTTCCCCAGCAGGTGCCCCGAGGCTCGTGTCGCCGGGATACATCATTTGAAAACCGCCAACCGTGAACGGCACGCCCTGCGCCGCTACCTGCCCGTCTGCCGTTGCGTGTGTTTCGCGCGTCTTGCCGTCGCCCGTGGAATCCCACGCCCTCACGACATCCTCAGCCCGCACATCGTTGTTCGGGTTTTCGATCAGTTGGTCCAGCGCCTCTTGCCGCCCGGCGTTCAATGCCTTGAGCGTTTCGGTGCGGGCGATTGTTTCGCCGCGTTGCCGCAACAGGTTGTTTGAGTATCCCTGCGCGGCCCGATCAATCGCGGATTGTGGCAAAGTTGTGCCGTCACGAATGGCGCGGAAAATGGCAGCGTCGGATTGCTTGTTGCGCGCAGTAAATGTGCTTTTCAGCTTGCCATCCTGGCCAATCCAGTAGTCTTTGATCGCGCGCTGCTTTCCTGTGAGCGGGTCCGTCACGATCCGGCGAACCCCAACACCGTTTGTGGGCGACAGCGCGGCCCGCATTGATTGGACATACTCCGCCTGCGTGCTGTGCAGCCCCACCAGACCGCCTTGTCGCTTGCCGTTGACCACGCGCCCGCCAATGTCCAGAGCGGTGCGCAGCGGCCCGTCACCAGCCTCAAGCCCGCCCCGGATCGTCTGGGCAATCATCACGCGCGTGTCGTCCACCACCTCAGTCACCAGCTTCGATCCAAGTTCCAGCGCAATCCGCTCGGCCCGCTCATTCCGCCCCCCGAAGGATTGCACAATCCGGCTGGCAATCGGCGCGCGGCGGGTGGCGTGCTGAAACGCACCCATCTGGTAATTGCCGCCAGCCGCCAGTGCCGCCGTAATTGCAGTATCTGTTTTGAACAAATCGGCGGCGTCGAACCGCAGCGCACGAAACGCAGCGTCCACATCGCCCCGCGCAATGGCAGCTTCAAGCGCCTTCATATCAACGCCAGCCCGCGCCTGTCGCATTGCCGCGACAAACTCCGACCGGACGCTGGGCCAGGTGTCATCCAGCAGTCTCAGGAATTTTGGCGGGTGTCGCGGGTTGTCATTTTAGGTTGCTACCATACGACTGACCCACTGTTCCCCGTCACGGTCGACTGAGTACTCTAGCCCTGTACCCCCGTCCAAAATTTCGACTTCTTCAAGGTCGTACCGCGCCAGGCTAGCCACAGAATTTTTCGCAGCTTCGAGCGTCGAAAACGTACCAATGCAGTCCCCAAGCCCCCCAGAACAAGCGCCATCGTTGGGGCTTCCTGATTTGAAAACGAAAAACATGACCTTCTCCTATTTTAGATGCACCGATTCCATGCACAATATCAGCGCATCATCCGGCGTGAACCCTTGCGCGATGCTGGCATCATAATGCAGACGGCGCACTACGGCAAGAAGCGTCGCTTTACGCGCTTCGCCGGGCAGTGCATTTTCCGCAGCGGCAAACATCGCTTCGGTGCTAGCCGCGTCCATCATACGCTTTGCGAGTGTCGCGGGTTGTCATACATCCACCTCAACCTGCGTCAGCCCCATCGCGGCGAGCGTTGCCAGCGCGTCGTCACCCACACAGGCCGTCAACTTGTCGGGCATGGCCGTCACAGGCGTCAGGCTGAACACCAGCGCCGCTTGTGCGCGATTGGCCCCTGCCATGTTGACGTGGTTGTCAGTGTCCCATGCGGGGCGCTGTAGGCCGCTCTGCGCCGCCGTTGTGAATGTGTCGGACACGGGCAAGCTTGCGCAGGCGTAAAGGTTGCCGCCCGCGTCCTGCCAGTTCAACTCGCCGTAGGTTTCCGCGTCAGCAGGGCCGTAGCCTAGGACCATTGCCAGTTGATTTGCATCGTCCCGCAGCGCCTCGGGGCAGGCGATTGTTAGTCTCATAGCGTCACTCCTGCTTTTCCAGCAAGGTAGGCTTCAAACTTCTCCCGTTTCTGACGCTGTTGTCAGATTATTAACGATAACCGCTCCATAAATGTTTCCGTCCCAACTGACTCCATTTGGATTTCCGCCCCCCCAGAAGCGTAACTACTGGGACAGTAACGTCTGCTGGTGTTTTTAGATGCGGTGTACTCTACGCCGTTCTCTCTTAGAGACATATCGCCGGAAGACCTATCCCAAGCACCACCGAAAACTATTGGAGATGTGCCAATTACAGACGTTGAAATCGTATTATCGGCATTAGTTAGGGGGATAAAACGCATCTTGCGCGAGGTTCCCCCAGTAACAAACAAGTATCCTTTGTCGTTTCCGCCCATAAGGTAGATATTGGCCCCAGTGCCTGTATCGTGCTTGGCAGCAACCCACACCGATTGATCCCCTGTGAAACTAAACGCCGCGTTCTGGATTTCCATTGCGTCGCCAACCCCATCAAACGCCAGCCATGCCAGCCCGCTGCCTTCTGTGTAGATTGGTCGCTTGGCGAACGTGTCCTGATCTAAATTTGATACCGTTGACCATACCAGTCAAACGTGCCACTTCGTCGCCTGTAGTCGTCACACGCTCATAAACGCCCCGCCTGACTTTGTGTAGGTAAATTCGCGCTCTGGGATAAATGCGTCTCCTATGGAGCCGCCAGCGAATAGGGACGCGGGGTCAAACGCGCGGAGCTGACCAAACGGCGAACCAATGCCAAACGGAGACGGAACCCGCAGCATTAGGAAACTGCAGCGCGCGAAACAAACACAGAGCCAGTTTCGCCACGGCTAATCATGTAAATGCGATCTGCCGTTCCTGACCCTGGGAAGCGAGAAAGCATGGCGACCGAGGCGTCCTCACCCGCTCCATTGGCGTAAGGAATACCCCTGTCTGCTTCAACTGGAGCAGCGCCATCCATACCCAGAACCTCGACGATCCCAGAGACCACAACAAACGTGCAATCTATCTCGGAAATAAGCGTCCATGTGTCGGCCGGTAAAGTGACCCAGGTGTTAAGTGCTGTTTGCGTCATGTCGGTCTCCCCTTCTAACTGCGCGCAGCCTACACCAATCCTGCCAATTCGAGAAGCGTTCGTAAAAGCGTAAACGCACCGGCAGCGCATGACGCCGCCAGCACGATCCGCCCTATGATCCGATATCCCGTCATTGACCACCCCATTGATCTGCCATTGCGGCCGCGATGCCGGGATATGTCACTGAACGATCTCTCGCGCGATCCTCACCCGGCGAAAGGCGGTTCTGCCCGCTGTCGGTCTGGTTGCCCCATCGCGGCTTACCATTTACCATGCGGGGCTCCGCCCATGCGTAACGGGGCAGAGGCATGAGTGGCCTAAGCCCCCTCACCCAAAAGCATGTTCTCTTGCTTGCGTCGTCTCCGAACTCGTAGGGCTGATAAGTCGGTGGACGACCGAGAACGCGAGACAGAACCCCAACGGGGTTCTCGATCACCACGCGATCCATTCCGCAATTCCAAAGCCTTTCGACAAAGGTGACAGCATCCCTTCGCGCTTCGCGCCGCGCCGCGCCGGTCAGGGTTCCGGGCTTCACCTTCTGATGATATGGGCCATCCCCGTAAGCCCACTCTGCGCTGCACGTCAGATAGGTGCAGGTCGGGAAAGCAATCAGGCCGTGCCACTGGCGGCTCGCCAGCGCATCGAAGATATCGCATTGCAAGTGTTCGCCACGGCCAGACCGGCTAGGCAACAGATCGCAGGAAACCGCCGGGATGCCCCGTGCAAGAAACGCATCGCGCACCGTGCCGCTTTCCTCGCACCCGATAAGCCAAGGTTTCATTGCTTCGCCCCCTTGATCGCCAGATAGTCCACGATGCGCTCGCCTTCGTTGCTTCGATCCGCAGTGATCCGCTGCGTCAGGAGGCAGAGCCCGCGTTCGTGCAATCTCATGGCAGCTTCTTTGACCGACCTCGACGCGGAACCAGCCTCGCCCCGATGATACACCACCAGGTCGCCGGGCTCAACGCGGTCGAGTGCCTGGGCGATCACCGCATCCTCGCTGCCTGGCGCGATCTTCTCGATGCGCAGCTCCTGCTTTACACGATCAGCCATATTAAACCTCCCCAAGTGGCCAGGCCAAGAACGACCCAGAGCAAAGGCCCTGACCGCGATCCGCGCCCGTAGTCCGAGAACTCACCCCGAGCGGGGCAATCCCTTCCTTGATGATTGCAGTCCGGCGGGCAATGCAAGTCACTTGCGCTCTCTGTGCTGGCCCGTGAGTGCCCTTGTGCCTTTTCGGCACCATCTCCCCCAGAAACCATCCTCAAGCCCCTGTGCGCCGCCCCTGCGCTCTTCTCTGCCCTATTCATCGTCGTCTCCTTCCGGTTGCCATTTGGGGATCGCTTTCAAAGCCTCCCCTGCTGCTGGCGGGATCACCGCAACGTGGAAGCCGTCGCCAGTGCCGCCTTCCCGATCCTCTCTGCCGTAGCCGTGGTTCACCTCCAGGGCGAACTTTGCCCCGTTCGATGCCTCCCTGACATACAGCGCTTCTTCTGCGAACTCTGCGATCCGCATCTTGGCGCGTGCGATGATCGGGACAAATGCCGGATCGCGTGGCTCGTCTCCCTTGCTATACGCCAGGAGGGTTTGCCTGGTGGTGTCCAGTGCGAGTGCCAGCCCTGCCATCGTTGGGGGAACTTGGTAATCTTCCTCGTATGGCTCGCCATCGCGGGGATAGATTTTGCGCCTGCGCGTCCTGCTTTGAAAATACTCCTCGATCCGTTCCTCCAAGGCTTCGGGATCGGTGAAGGCGAGCTGCCCTCGTTTGCCATCATGTCCCTCCTTGTTCTGCCAGGCGCTGCCGCAGGTGTGCGAGCGCTTCATCCCCGATGTTCTTCATGCCGCCCGACCGACCGCTATCAGCGGGCGGGGAGGGAGGGCGGCTTTGCGGACCCTCTCCCCCCCTGCACCCCCTCTCCGTGGTCTTGGTCTTATCCGTGGTCTTGGTCTTATCCTTCTCCGTTGTCTTTTCCGTTGTCTTTTCCGTTCCGTTGTATCGCTAGGGCTATGGATAGGGGTATGCGATAGGGGTATCAGCAGGGCGTCCCCGAGACGGTCGAGCGTGTTTGCGTCGAGCCCGATTTCCTGCGACGTGAGCATGGGTTCGAGCTTCATTTCCTTGACGATATCCGCCGCCGTGCTGTCGAAGCCGCCCATCGCTTCCAGGATTTTCCCGGCCTCGGTGTGATCGCTGCGGTGATCGCTGCGCTTGAGCCGGATCGCTTTCTCGTTCCACTCCTCGCGGCGCTCGAACATTGCCAGGATCAGATCGCACGCGGCGCAATCCCTGACCGGAGAATGTGGCAGCGCCTGGATGATGCGAACCGGCCCGGCCAGGTGCTTGCGGCTGGAGATCGCGTTGAAGCGGAAGAAGTTGACGATCTGGATCAGCTCCTCCTCGGGATCGTATCGGATCAGGCGAGCCTCGGCCAATTCGATGAACGCGGCGCGCACCTCGTCGGCCGGAACTTTCAGCTCAAGCGCGGCCATCTCGGGCGGCAGGACGAACGCCCCGGCGCTGTTGCCGTGCGTGGTGGTGTGAAGGTAAAGATATGTGAGGCGGGCCAGGTCTGTTGTGAGCTGGCGAAAGCGCTTGCTGCGCCAGATCGAGCTGGAGATGATGCCGAACTGTCTCATGGCATCACCGCCCTGACGGTTCCGGCACCGCCTCCAAGCTATCCACCAGGGCGCGGATCGCATCGCCCTTCGACTTCCAGAGGTGATAGCTCGCGCCGCTGGCGCGCTTCATCTCTGTTTCGGATAGCCCGGAGCCACCGGCCAAGATGATCTTGACCGCAGCTCCCAGCACGTTGAGATCGGCGGCCATGACTGGCCCCGCGTTGTGAATGTGCATGCTCATGCCTTCGGTGCCTTCTGCTGGAACTGTTCCCGGCGCAGCGTGACCGCGCCGCCTTCGCCAATGTCCGGCGCTTCCTCTGCAAAGCGCATCGCCGTGACGCGGGACCGGCTCAATATGATCGTGAGATATGCCGCCAGGCGCTCCTCGGTGGTGTGCGTCTTGGTCGGCGCGAACTCCTCCACGATCCACCGCGCGACCCTGGGCTTGACCGGGATCGTCACCGTGAAGTCAGAGGGCACGCTCGGCTTGGGTGCCAGCTCGTCCTCGGCGCGGATCATGGCGTCGGTCAGGCTGATCCCGCGCTCTGCCTTGATCTCTTGCGCCCTGACCAAGATTTTTCGTCTGTATTGTCAGTCACTTGTTCACTCCTTGCTAAATATATCCCTTATAATTGCAAAATATCTATTGCAAAGGCAAGCACGGTCTGTTTTAACCATTGTTGCAGGGCGTCGAGCCCGAGCGAAAACGGAGGTTCCCAGATGCAATTTGACCTGTTCGACCAAGGCAGCGACAGCCAGCCCGGCGGGCGGCAAACTGAACTGGAGATGCTGATCGAGGAGAAAGCGATGAACCATTACGAACAGAAACAGGAAGCCCGGCGCGAGCGGTTGCTTGCAGCGGCTGACCGGGCCGAGGCCCAGAGCGAGGCGGCATGCAAGCGGGCCGACATGCGCGAGGAGGTGTCCGGTATCCCTTTGGGCCAGCCGATCCTGGTCGGCCACCATTCAGAGGGTCGGCACCGGGCAGCGATCCGGCGGGCTGACAACGCCATGCGGTCCAGCATCGAGGCCGACAAGCGAGCCAAGGAATTGCGCGGCAAGGCGGCAGGCGTCGGCACCGGCGGGATCAGCTCCGACGATCCCGAGGCGATCCAGAAGCTCCAGGCGCAGATCGACGCGGCCAAGGCTGACCAGGATTTCATGCGGGAAGCCAACAAGGTGATCCGGCGGTGGGCCAAGAAGCTGCCCGAGGGTGTCGATAGCGCAGGCTTCGACAAATACCTGGCCGAGATGCAGGCGCTCCGGCCTGCCTGGAACGCGGCAGCATGTGCCCAGCTCCTCAAGCCCGACTTTGCCAACCGGATCGGCTTCGCACCTTACCAGCTCCAGAACAACGGGGCGAACATCAAGCGGATGGAGAAGCGGATCGCCCAGCTTCGCGCCGCCGAGGCTGCACGGATCGCGGCCGGTGGTGAGGAGATACGCACCGCCTACCAGGGCGTTTGCGAGGTGGTCGAGAACTTCGAGGAGAACCGGCTCCAGATCATTTTCGACGGCAAGCCCAGCGCCGAGGTTCGGTCCGAGCTGAAAGGCAACGGGTTCCGGTGGGCACCCAGCCAAGAAGCATGGCAGCGGCAGCTCAACAATGGGGCGCGCTACGCGGCCACCCGGTTCCTGCGCTCGCAGGGCGTCGAGGTCTGACACATCGGTGAGGGGCGGCAAGCCCGCCCCCATCCCATGCGCCAGAAAGACAGGAGGACAGCATGAAAATCGCAAACGGAATGTTGATCGAGGGCCGCAATCGGTGCGGCGTCCAGATCACCGATGGCCCTTGGATCGCAAGCGTGCCCGAGGAGCTGATAAAGCTCCGCGCCAAAACCTCGCGCGGATTTCCCGCCTGGGTGCGCGCGGCTTTCGAGGTCGAGAACAACAGCGACGGCCGGACTGATTACTTCGAGAACGACGTGATCCGGCTCATGCCTGGCGACCCGTTCTATGACCAGGCCGAAGCGGCAATTTCTTAGGAGATCGAGATGCAATGTATCAAAACCGGGGCGCACATTTACATCGCCCAATATGGCTTGTTTGCGATCTGCGACGTGTTCGAGCTGAAAGGCGTGAACCTGTTTCGGATCGCCGGGACCAGCCGCGAGCCGATGCACGACGTGATCCATTTCAACGTCGTTGACGTGGCCCAATGGTTCGACCGCGAGGCCACCGACGGCCGCAGCTCCACCATGACCTCGGCCTGTGCTGCGAACTTTGGCTATGACGGAAAGGCGGTGCAGGCATGAGCCGCAAGCCGACAATCTGGGAAGCCCTGGCCAGAAAGCTCGGCCGGGAACCCACGCACCGCGAGGCGTGCGACGAGGTAAAGCGCATCCTGCGCGAAGGCGCAGAGGAAAGGGCAGGCGCATGACGCGCGAGCCCTACCGCCCCACTGTGCCGGATTTCACCACCCCCAAAGAGGAGACACCATTGGACCGCAACGGCCACCCCAACCTGGCGCGCACCTACATCGCGCCCAACCCCACGCAGGAGCCGGAGGCGAAGCCCGCCCCCGAGCCCCAGGAGATCAAGGAAGCGCCGTTCTGCAACGCGGAAAGCACGCGCAACAAGCACGGCAAGGCGGTGCTGCGCCTGCGCTTTGAGAGCTTCGAGGCGCTGGAAGCCTACTTCGCGGACGAGCTGATCGGCTCCGACATGATGGAAGGCAGCGCCTCGAAAGTGATCGGCACCACGCTGCTGATCTGGGACCGTAACTGAAACCACGAAAGGAAAGACCAAATGCAACACCTGTTTGAGACTATGACTGCCACCTGTGACGAGCTGGCAAAGCTGATGGCGGATCGCGGGATTGTCACGCCGTCGGCCGCAATCGAGGCGCGCAGCGGGCACCGCACCGCCCGCGTGATGCTCAACTTCGCGGAGGCCACCAGCTCATATCCCGACAATTATGAGTTTATCAGCGGCGACACCATCGAGGAGGCCGTGGAGAAGGCCGAGGCGTGGGTGATGGCCCAGCCGACGGCCGACGAGCGCGCGCTCCAGGATGCCCTGGAACTGACCGCCAAGGCGCTGGAGGCCAGCCGCAAGGCCGGGCTCGACACCGGCGAGGGCGCGGCGTTCGTCGCCCAGCTCGAAGCCATGATGAAGCGCTTGAGCGAGAACGCGATCACCGACCAGAGCGAGGAGGTGGCCTGATGGCACGCGGCACCGCAACCCACAACGGAGAGGAGCTGGAGGTGGCGTTCAGCGCCACCGGCCAGCTCACAGACTACGGCGTGCCAGGATCGCCGCGCTGGGTCGAGTGGGAGGATATCGAGATCGAGGAGCTGACGATCCTCGGCCACAAGGTCGATCCGAAGATCCTGCCCGCCGAGCTGGTGGAGGCGATCCGCGAGCTGGCCGACGAGGTGGAATTTGAAGCCGAGGAGCCCGACTATGACTGACCGAGAAATCATCCCCAGCGTCGAGATCATCGTGTTTGTCCAGGACGCAGGCGGAACCACCCCTGCCACGATCCTGATCGAAGGCGGCACGCCGCTATGGGCGCTCACGGCAATGACCATGCGCGCCATTGCGAGCCAGCACCCACACCTGGGCGGCAAGCCTGTCCTGGCGCTGCGCTACGACGTACGGGCGCAGACGAGGGCGGCAGGGTGAAGCACTGCGCCTGGCATGAGTGCGGCCGGGCTTTCGAGCCCGCCGACCCCCGACAAGAGTTTTGCTGTCCCGACTGCCGCAAGGCACGGGGCGCATGGAAGGCCAGGCGCGGCGGTCCACTGGTGGGCATGCTGCTGTCTGGAGACGTGGAGGCGCTGATGGAAGCGAAGCGCCGCATCAAAGAGGAGATCAAGGATGCAATTACCAAAGCTGATTGAGGACATGGATTTTGCCACATATTTGGGCGATCCGATGCCGGAGCCAAGCCTGACCAGCTCGCTTGTGAAAGACCTGCTGGGCACCGCCCGCGCAAGGTCTGGCAGACACCGCCAGGCTCAACAAGGACGCCGAGAGCGAGGAGAAAACGATCTTCGATCTGGGCTCGGCCGCGCACCGGCTGTTCACCGGCACCGGCGCGCCGATTGTCGAGATCGACGCTGCCGATTTCCGGTCGAAGGATGCAAAAGAGGCGAAGGACGAAGCCTATGCCCAGGGCAAGACGCCGATCCTGGCGAAGAACATGCCGCGCGTGCGTGCAATGGCCACCGCTGCACTCGACCAGGTGCGGGATAACCCCGAGATCGGGCACCTATTCTCGGCCGAGAAGCAGGCCAAGCTCCTGCGCGAAGCCACGATCCTGTGGCAAGAGGCGGGCGTGATGTGCCGTTGCCGCCCCGACTTCTACTCGCCCGAGGAGAACGTGGTGATCCACTACAAGACCACCGGCACGGATATCTCGCCGGTGTCGCTGGCCAAGTTTGCCGCCAGCTCGGGCTGGGACATGACAGCCGCGCACTATCACCAGGGCGCGAAGCTGCTGACCGGCAACGCGCCGCGCCAGTATTTCGTGGTGCAGGAGACGGCCGAGCCCCACCTCCTGTTGACGGCCGAGATCGACAGCACGTTCCTGGAGACGGCGCTGATGCGCCGCGAGCGGGCGATGATGATCTGGGGCCGCTGCCTGCGCGAGAACCGCTGGCCCGGCATGATCTCCAAGACGATCACGCTGGAGTGCCCCGAGTGGCATGAGCGCAACCTGATCGCGGAGAAGGACGCCGAGGAAAGCGCCAAGGCGGCGGGCTCCGATCTCCTGGAGATGATGCGCACCTGGCAGGCACCCGAGGGCTGGCAACCGGCAGCGGTCCAGGGCTCGCGCCGTGACGAGAAGGACGTGATCGAATGAGCTTCACCTTCCAGACGGCCGAGCGCCGCAACACGCACATTCTGGTGGCCCTTGCGGGGGCTTCCGGTAGCGGCAAGACGTTCAGCGCCATGAACCTGGCCACCGGCATTTGCGGCGACAAGCCTTTCGCCGTGATCGACACCGAGGCAGGCCGGGCGCTGCACTATGCCGATCAATTCAACTTCAAGCACGCGGATTTCGCCCCGCCGTTCACGCCGGAGCGCTACCTGGAGGCGGTGAAGGCGGCAGAGAAAGCCGGGTTCGAGGCCATCGTGATTGACAGCATGAGCCACGAATTTGACGGACAGGGCGGGATCATGGAAATGGCCGAGGCGTCCAACGTGAAAGGCCCCGGCGCATGGAAAGACCCAAAGATGCGCCACAAGAAGATGATGAACGCCTTTCTACAGGTGCGCGCGCATCTGATCTTCTGCCTTCGGGCCGAGGAGAAGATCGACATGAGCAAGAAGGATGATCGAGGGCGCGTGATCGTGGAGAACGCGGGCTGGTTTCCGATCCAGGAAAAGCGGTTCATGTATGAAATGACCGCCAGCTTCACGCTCCAGCCTGGATCGCCGGGCGTGGTTGATCTCACGTTGCCGCACAAGGTTCAGGATCAGCACCGCATGAGCTTCCTTCCAGGCCGTCACATCACGGCCGAGGCCGGGGCCAAGCTCGCAGCCTGGGCGCGCGGCGACACGATCACGACACCCGACAAGGAGCTGTGGGATCGGGCGCGCAGGATCGCCCACGACGGGATCGAAAAGATCACCATGTTTTTCACGAAGGTGGCCACCGAGGACGAGCGCGCCAAGCTCCAGCCGATCAAGCGCGAGCTGTGGGAGACGGCCAAACGGGCAGACGAGAACCGTGGCGAGCTGGGCTGATGCGATCCAAGACGAGCGGCGAGCGGCGCAGGATGATGCGTCGCTACGTCGAGCGATCCGAGCTGTGGTGCCGATGCTGCGCGCGGCCCATGTATTTCCTGGGGCTCGAAAGCCGAAACAGCTTCATCGGGCGCTGGCAGCAATACAAGGGGCGGGACGTTGTGCCGGACAAGCGCGCCTTGGCCAGCCTGATCGCAACCATCGACCACCTGATCCCGCAATCCAGGAACGGGACGCACCACCCCCGAAATCTGATGCTCATGTGCCAGGCGTGCAACGCCGACAAAGCGCACATGACCCCGAGCGAGTGGATCGCGCATCGCGCCGCGACCGGGCGAGCCTTGAAGAAGGAGATCATCGCCAAGCTCTTGAAGCGCGAACGAAAGGCGATCCGCCAGATCGGCGGGCCGTCCATGATTTACACCCACCAAGCCACAAAGGAGAACCCCCATGGCTGACGAAAAGACGAACCAGAAGCCCGAGAAGGACGACGACAACGCTTTCGCTGCAATCGACATGACGCAGCCGGTGTTCATCGTGTTCCACCAGACGGAGACGCGGAACAACATCGAAGTGTTCCAGGGACCAGACGCCGAAGCCAACGCCAAGGCGCGAGCCAGCCAGAAGTCGGTGCGCACGAAAGCGAAGGTCGCCGTCCTCGGCCCCCAGCGCGCGGTCTATGAGCCGCCCGAGCCGTCGAAGGCGAAGGAAGTCCGGCTCGACTGGACGGCGCAATAATAATCAGGCGGGCGCAAGTCACTCGCGCCCGCTGTATTGACCGAGGAAAGGGGTAGTCATGTCTCGGGCACCGATGGAGCCAAAACAACCGACGCCGCTCCAGCGCGGCCTGTGTGACTGGTGCGGCAACGCTACGCCCCAGGGGCGCGCTTATTGTGGCAAGGAGTGCCGCGTGGCCTATAACAACCTGCTGGCCCGCCAGGGCAAGGCCGTGATGCAGATGCTCAAGGTCTGGCGAAAGCACCGAGGCGCGAAGGGATCACGCGGCGAGGGCATGATCGGCCAAGTCGCCTCGCGCGTGGATGCCATGCTGGAGGAGGATCGAGAACGCAAGCGCCGCCTGCGTCAGTGATCGTTCCGGTTGGCGATTGCAGACAGGAGCGCGTCGAGCCTGGCGTTCGTGTCCTTGCGGGATTGCCGATGCTCGTCGCGGATCTCCCGCATGTCGTTCAATAGCCTGTTCAGGTGCGCGTCCAGATCGGATTTCTGCACCGTGTCCTCGCGCACCCTGTTGATCCTGGCGTGCAGATCCTTGCTGTTGTTGCCCACTTCATCCTCCACATGGCGGATCATGAAGACAAGCCGCCAGAACGCGCCGATCAAGATCGTGCCCCAGCCAAGCGTCAACGTCACGGCGATGCCGATAGCCCATTTTAAGTCCTCACCCATCAACGCCCCCGGCACGCTCTGATCTCGTTTCGCACAACGCCATAGTGTCCGATCATCACAGACAGCGCCGATCCTTCCGGCAGGGCCACCAGCTCGTCGGCCGCTTGGTCCTGCACCTCTTGCGGGTAGCTGTAGAGCGTCGGGCAGGCGTCAGAAACTGCCGTCGCGCATCCGCTCAACAACACCATCCCGATCAGTCCGAGTATTTGCCACCGCATCCCGCATCCTTTCCTTTACCTCGTCCCGCGCCTGGGCGCGATCCAGCCGCTCCGTGAGCTGGCCATTGCGCCGCCCGGTCAGCACCAAGGCAATGATGCCCAGCGCCCCCAGGATCAGCGGCCAGAGCTTGCGCAGCCAGCCCCAGATCACCGCACGCCCCTTTCGTGATCGTCCACCCGAGCCTCCTCGATCCGGTCGGACATGATCCGCTGCACCACCGTCGCGGCCAGGACAACGCCGATCAGGCCCAGGGCCAGCCAGGGAAGCCAGTCGGCCAACCCGCCAATGGCAGGGATCGCCGCGATCTGTTCGTGCGCCTGGGTCGCGGCAGTGGCGACACCGGCGGCAACGCCGCTCTGCGCCTGGACCGCCTGGGCGCGGCGCTGCGTCTCGGCCGCGCGGATCGTCCGGCTTTCCGCCAGGTTCGAGCGCGGCCAGCTCTGCCAAGCCTCGGCCGCACCACGCAGCACCGCATCCGCCAGGCGCTCCTGTTCGCTGTCCTCGTCCGTAGCCCGGTTGCCGACCGGCGAGCTGCCGAAGAAGGGCTCGATCAGGATCGCCGGAGCCCGGCCGGAGTGCAGAGAACCGCCGCCGCGATCCGTCGAGGCGCGCGTCTTGATCCCACGATCCCGCAGGCCCAGCGCCACCACCATCTCGCGCTGGACGCTTTCCGCCAGGCGAAGGGACAACGCGGTGCCGCTGGATAGGGTTTCAGTCCCGGTCGCATCTGGCGAGCTGGCCCCGTTGAAGTGCAGCTCCACGCTCGCGTCAGCGCCCCAGGCGTCCACCTCGGAATAGACGCGCTCGATCTCGCGCGTGTAGCCGCCTCCAGGCGTGCGGAAGAAGGTGCGAACCTGGATGCCATAATCCCCGGCCAGGCGCTCGATGCGCCGCGCGAGCCGCCCGTTCCAGACGAACTCGCTTTCCCCGGTGTCCTGGCGAACCGCGCCCTGGCTGGCGCTGTTGTGCCCTACTACGATTGCAAGTTTCATATTTCTGCTCCTTAAACGACAACCCCGGTTGCACCGCCCCACAGGATAGCGCCAACTCCAAAGTGCGCGTCCATCTGTGCATCGGTGACTTTCTTGGACATCATCAACAGGCGCAGCAGCAGGTCATTGCGATTGACGACCAGTTGCCCTAGCGCGTTGATTTCCGCGATATCTTGCTTGTCCG